GTTGGAAACATCATTCATTGCAAGAACCACAAGAGTCGCCTTACCAAGGAGAACAAGATGGTGGATGTTCGCCTGACCTATGACAAAGGCTTGGACCGCTACTATGGATTGCTGGAGCTTGCAGAGAAGTATGAAATCTTCAAGAAGGTTTCCACAAGGTTCGAGCTTCCTGACGGGTCCAAGCAGTTTGGTAAGACTATTCTGAGTGAACCAGAAAAGTATTTCACTGGGGACATCATGCACAAGCTTGACCTTGCAGCAGAGGCGGAGTTCAAGTATGGGGCAAATTGATAATGTGGGAAGGTAATATGAAAAATCAACCAAATTTGAAAATGGTCAATAAAAATTATTAAATTGGATACATTACATTTAAGGAGAGAGTATAATATGGATGAAACAAATAAAGTGTTGAGCTTTACAGATAAAATATTGCTGCTTGAGTTATATCTAAAGCACCACCTTCAAGATAAGGTTATACCAGATGCTACATTATATGAGATTGCACCAATTCTAAAGCGTAGGATGAAACATTTGCAGGGTGTCGCAGAGATATTGAAAACACAGGATGCTCCAAACTATCTAGTTGATGCAGGACTATTTCATTCTATGTATAATGGGGAACATAACAGGCCCGGAGGTGATGTATTCACTAGGAAAAAATTGAAAGAGATTGTTGGTGAAAGGGCAGAGGAGATTGTATATCAGTTTGCCATGATACCATATGATCGAACAAAAAATATTAAAGAATGGCAATGCCGCCCTCGAGGGCCTCATCCGCCATGGATGCCGGAGTCAGAACGAACATCAGATTTGAGGTGGTTAGATATTGCTAATAGTATGGAGATGAAAGGATTAAAATAATGAAACCATTTAAGACAGTGACGGTTGAATACTACGAGGAGTTCCTCGGCGAGGATCGCAACCACAAGCGGCGTATTCGGCGTATTAAGGTGGTGACTACCACTAGTGAGTGGGGCCTTAGCTCAACTCACGACCCCCTTATATCAACAAGTTATGTATATCTATAGAAAGAGAAGAGAAATGAATATTGGTGATAAAATTATGTATGGTGATGAGTATGGTGGAATCCTTCGAGGCACCCTAACTGCGATTGGGTCTGACAAAGACTCCTATGATGATTTGAAGTTGGTGGATGGAGTGTTCCTATACAAGTCCAAGAAGCTAAAGAGGTATGTTCCTGTTAAACCTAAGTCTTTGGATTCTATCTATATTGAGGTGATAGGCTTTGGGGACAAGCAAGACTACATTCTTCCTAAAGAGATAATTTCCACTATCTAAATACAAAACCCTGTATGTGAAACAAAGGTGGGGGTATAAAGTATTTGGTTATTTCTAAAAGGAAACAATTATGGTAAGATACAAAATTGTAAAAAAGAAAGTTGTTGTTGATGGCTTAACTTTGGATGATGCATCAGAGACGCTTATGGCCATGCAAGATAGTGAACCAGAACAAACTTTCAGTATAGAAAAATATAACTGGGTTGCTCTAGAAAACACTGGACTCGGCCGCGATCCAGACCTTCACTAAACTCTTATAAATAGTTCCATGCAAGATTTCATGGGTAAAGATGGTTTCAGTTGGTTCGTTGGTGTAGTTGAAGATAGGAACGATCCCACCAAGCTTGGTAGGGTTCGTGTTCGTGTGCTTGGACGACATAGTGAGGACTTGACTCAGGTTAAGACTACGGATTTGCCATGGGCTCACGTTATGCATCCTGTGACTGATCCATCGATGCAAGGCCTTGGACACACACCCTCGTTTCTAACGCAGGGGTCGTGGGTTGTTGGATTCTTTAGGGATACTGAAGCACAACAACCTGTCATCATGGGTTCGTTGCCTGGAGTTCCCGAATCAAAAGCAAATTATACTAAAGGATTTAATGATCCGCGTGGTGTTGATTCACCACAAGAAGCCTATGATGGTGATCCAACTTATGGGCCATATCCCGGCACAAGAAATAGTGGCCACGGTGTTGGTGAGTCTGATATAAACAGACTTGCCCTCAGTAAAATTTCAGAAACCCACCAATCTCTTATTAATCGTAGAGACGAGAGATTGCGTGGCGATCCTGAGCCAGAAGATGATGATGAGGAAGCAAGTGGTATTCCTACCGCAACCAAACCTTATCTAAACACCCTCTCTAATGAAGCAGAACAAGAGACACGAGGGTTTTGGGAAGAACCTAATCCCAAAGGTATTATTAAAGATGCAAATCCATATATCTCTGCTGCGTATCCTTACAACCATGTATTCGAATCTGAGTCTGGACACATCACAGAAGTAGATGACAGCCCCGGTGCTGAACGAATGTTTCGTCAGCACACGGCAGGAACCTTTGAGGAGATTCATCCTGATGGCTCTGTTGTTACCAAAATCATTGGAGATAACTATGAGATTGTTATCAAGGATGAGAACATTGTTATCAAGGGTTCACAGAACATCACTGTTGAGGGTTCAGTAAGAGAGTTGATTAAGGGAGATTACATACAAGAGATTGAAGGAAACTTCTTTCAGAAGATTCATAAAAACCACCGTGTTAAGGTTGGTGCGGGTGATGGTGGTAATCGTGAGGAAGAGATCATTGGTAATCATGCGTTTAATATAAACAAGGATGTTAATGGTCGTATCGGTGGTGATGTGATTTATGATATTGAAAAGTCAAAGTGGGAAGTCGTTGGCGGAGGATCGGTTTTTTCGGTGACGGGTAAACAAATGGATTCTAATCCAGAAGGTGATGGTATTATTATAGCTACAGAATCTAATTATCTTTTGGATGTTAAGACTGACATTTCACAATCAACTATATCGGGCATCATCTCTTTAAAGTCTGGTAGTAAACTCAATATAAAATCAAAGACAGCAATGACAATAAATCCTGAGACTAGTTTGGCTTCCATTGTTGGTACTGCATGGACAAGCACCACCGGAACAACATGGGCGCATACCTCTATAGGTAATGCTGAGATTAACGCAGCAAGGATTGACTTGAACTAATGGCTGAATTTGAATTTATAGTGAATGGAGAACTGGTTACTTACGATAAATATGAAGACATACCAGAAGATTTCGAAAATGTTATCAAGTTTATGCCAGACACACCAGAACCAGAAGGTGAAGATGGTAACCACACCAATGAACAACATGAAGCAATGGCAGTATGGAATGAGAGACTGCAAGAACTGATGGAGAAAGAACGTGCCCGCAGCAACTAGAATTGGTGATGCAGATGTTACACACTGTTCCACCCCAGCAAGAGCAGTAGGTTCGCCAACTGTGTTTGTGAATAATATTGCATGGTCAAGACAGGGTGATAACAATACATCACACCTGTTACCCGGCGCACCTTGTCCAGCACATGCAGCACCAATTGCGACGGGTTCATCGACTGTCTTTGTCAACGATAAAGGTGCTGGTAGAATTGGAGATGGTATCAGTGGTTGCACTTCTGTTGCTGCTGGCAGTTCCAACGTGTTTGCGGGAGGATAGCTATGCCAGATATTTCAAATCCAAATCTTTGTGGGCCCGTAAGGAAAAAGTATAATGAATCCTACAAATAGTAATTTACAAGGTGCAAGCAAGCAACTGAATGATGTTATAACAAAGTTGCAGACTGCGGCGAAAGAGATGATTGTAGAGCTAGAGTCTACTGCATCAGAAGCTATATCTGTATTTGAAGAAACGCAGAACGAACTTTTTGGATTAGTGAATAAACTACAAACTACTGATATACCAACCCTACCTAAACTAAACTTACCGGCAGAAATAAAAAGTCTTATTTCTATTTCCCCTGGCACCTCATCATATTTTTCTGCACTAGCAAAAATTAAAACAGAATTTGGAGATGATATAAATTCTGCTGGTTTGGAGTTAGGAAGTCTTGTTTCATCATCGGCGAAATCAGTATTGGGTGGTGGTGATATTTTTGATATTATCCCCAATCTTGAAAAGGTGGCGGGAGTTCCGTTTAGTATAAAACCAGCTGTGAAGGAACCTATTGCTGCAAAACAGGCTGAATTACCAGCTCTAACTGAACTTGCGTCTGTGATAAAACAAAATGCAAATATTTTATCAAAGGTTTCAAAAATAGTAGAAAAAAAGATATCATATGCAGTTTCAGATATTTCACCAACAGAGGATACTGGAGTATTTAAAGTTGCATCTGAAGATATTGCAAAAACATTATCAATTAGGGGTGGTAAATTAATAAAGGCTGTATTACCGGGATCAGGAAAAAATTTAACTGCGGGTGCGGTATTTTCTCACAAAAAGTATGGTAGTAACTTAGAAAACTACGATGCAGATATAATCGCCGCCGATGAAGATTAAAGGCCTTTGAGACTAACTAAATATAAATATATAAACTATCTGTAATGTGTATAAATATAATAAAGAGGAATATCTATGGCTGGTAAGGACGCATATTACGATGGAACGTACACCGGCGGAGATCGTGCCGCGCAGATATATTCTGATATAGATTTATTCTTTGGCCCTAAAACTGGTTCAAAAGATATTAGTAAAGTTATCGATATAGTAGCAGTCAAAAGGTCTGTAAGAAATCTAATATTAACAAACCCATACGAGAAGCCCTTTCACCCAGAGATTGGTTCTGGTGTAAGAGATGTTCTGTTTGAGCCTCTGACTCCGATCATGGCATATGTTCTAACCATGAAGATCGAAGAGGTAATTGAAAACTTTGAACCTCGCGCCCGTCTTGTTGGAGTGAGAGCTATTCCCAACCTTGATAACAACGCATATGAAGTTACTATTGAGTTTTATGTTGTTAACGCACCAACAGAACTTGTCAATATGGAAGTTCTATTAGAGAGAGTACGATAATGGCAACAACGACAAAAAGACTTAATGTAACAGAATTTGACTTTGATGAGGTAAAGGATAACCTAAAAGTCTTTATGCGAAATCAAACAGAGTTTAAGGACTATGACTTCGAAGGCTCTGGTCTTAGTGCGCTCCTTGATGTTCTCGCATACAATACTCACTATCTTGGTTTCAATGCGAATATGCTTGCAAATGAGATGTTCCTTGATTCCTCTCAGTTGAGGTCAAGTGTGGTTTCACATGCTAAGACATTGGGTTACTCTACTCGTTCTGCAAGAGCGGCCAAGGCAATTCTTAATGTTTTTTTAAATACAAGTAATATAAGCGCAACAGTAGCTGCGGGGACAGTGTTCACTACCAGCGTTGGTGATACGTCTTATCAGTTTGTAACTATACAGGACGTAGTTTCTACTAATGTTGGTTCTATAATTCCATTTAATAATTTAAGTGTATATGAAGGAAGTTTTGTTTCAACTAGGTATACAGTTGATACCCAGAATGTTGAACAGAGATTCCTTATTAATGATGATAGAGCAGATACGACAACTCTTACAGTCACGGTTCAAAATTCTTCAATAGATAGTATAACTTCGACATATACTTTAGCAACAGACATCTCTACTCTAACTTCAACTTCAAATGTTTACTTCCTACAAGAAGTTGAGTCTGGAAAATTTGAAATATACTTTGGTGATGGTA